ATAGCTGAGCATGGCCCAATGAGTACTCCGCCGGCGGAGCTGGTGCGGCTTGTTCTTGGCCAAAAAGATAAAACAATTCAGATGTTAAAAGCTGGCATGACAAGTATTCAATAACCCCGGCCATGCGTCGGGGGAAGGAGGTAAAAATCATGGACAAATGTAGTCATTCTAATGTAGCTGATTTTGAAACTATACAAATTTTAAATATGATGTTGTTTGCCCCTGAGCTATTTGAGCACGTCATGATATTTGAAAGTGATGAAATTGAAAATTTTGATATTGGCTTTGTGGATTTCTATTTAAAAGATAATGAAAACATTCAAATAGAAGTTGAAGATTGGGCATGTGAAACAACAGAAGCTTTAAATAACTTGAGATCCAAAATTATCAAAAAGTACACAGTGCACCTTCAAATGCCAAAAACAGAAGATAAAGTCATATTTATAAAAGGTAGGAAGGTTGGAAAGATACAGAACATGCTTGGACAAGTAGAAAGCGATCCTGAATTAAATTATGGTGAGCGTATTAAAAAGCACCTTGAAACCACCTAAATAATAGGGGAATGATTATGCCCTGCCCAATATGCAAAAAGGAATACCCAAAACTCAGGTTGCGTCTAGATTTACACGACAATGACACATGTTGTTGCACACCGGAAATGTGTGAAAAGCATGATAAAGGAATACCATTTACGAAGGAAGAGATAGAGCGAACAAAGCCGAGAGACAGACAACATATGGGCTTTATGAGCCTTGATAAGAGCCCTCAGTTTAGATACTTGAGCACTTGGCCGTATAAGGATGGAGTTGATTCAGAATCAGAATAATAACCATCCTGGCCACGCGCCGGGGAATAACGAATAACATATTTTTATGCGTGGATATGACGATGACTGAATCGGAACTGATAGCACGACAGGCAAAGCAACTGGAAGAACTACGCGACGAAGTAGCAGACCTGCGAGAGCGATCAAGGCGAGCACTCATGCACATTTACTGCATTGGAGGGCCGCTCAACGACAACAAGCTTGGATACACGAAGCCGCAAAAGGTGACATTTGCGCGGATAGCCGATGAACTTGGCGACATATAACCAGACGATACACCGGACAATGTATTTCGATTCTGCCTATATTGCGGAGGGAAGATAACATGCTCCAAATAGCAACACAACACAAACCAAAGCCCGTCCGCCCCGGCGGGTACGGGTGGAGACGACAGGCCCTGACCCTGGCTGTAACCGAAATCCTTACCTGGGCGGCCAGGTCGAACCGGACCAAACACACAAAGACCGATGACCAGATTTTCGCCCGGATCGACCGCTGGTCCGGGGAGTGCAAACGAGTCGCCGGGCTACCCACGGATATGAGCTTTTTCCAGTGCGGGGACCATATCGACTTTAGCGGGTCCGCGGCCCGCAGATGGTCCCGCGCTTTTGAGCGCATGGGGGCAATATGCAAAGAGAGTCTGCGGCACACCGAAACGACCGTCATCTTTGGTGCCCTGTTGTACGTCGTGGAAACATGCGCGGAGCAGGTACCAGAGAAGCGGCAACGGCCCTGGGACTTGCTCACACGTGCTGTGGTGGCCCTGTACCGGAGGGCTGACCCGGACTTCCTGGCTGAGGACCAGGGGAGGGCTCAGAAACTTGGGGAACGGCTGGTGAGCTGCATGGAGTGAGATATGAGTAAAGATGTTGCACTGCTCTACACTGAGCTGCAAAAGATGCGGAGACAGAGGGATGAGTTATTGGAAGCTTTGGAAGCTGCCCTTGAATGGATAGATGCTATTCCGAATGATTTTCAGCTACCTGTGTAAGCTTGCACACAAACTGAGATTTTTTAGCACACAAAATAAGAAAAACTTATTATCGACTTTCTTTAAAATAGCCAAAAAAGGTAGCTCGTCGCCGTAACGCTCGAATTGACTTATCAAGACATCACTGCCGGTGAAGATCACCCGCTTCTCGCCATCCACCTCAAATTGAATAGTCAAGCACTTTCCTGACTTATTCTTACCCTTATATTTACTTTCTTTTATGCGATACCCTGTAAATAGTAACTCGTTATTCAAAATCGAATCTATCTGCACCTTCCCGCCCTCCAGCGGCCCCTCTTCCTCGGCAAAGTCCGAAAACCTTTTCACTGCACTATCCTTTAGTTTGAAAACATGGCCCGTATATCCCGCCACCCCACCATTCCGCCTGGAATAGGCACAGAACCAGGAAAATCCCAACTTACGGATACCAGCTCCGTCTCGTTCCCGGCGCCAAAAACCGCAGCCTTGCGCTGATCATAGTAGGCCAGCACATCATCCACCCAATCAAATATCCGCTCGCATTCATCCACAATATCAGACCGTCCCAAACGATCCGCTTTCTGGGCATAGGCCTGAATGGTTTGTTGGGTCCCGGGATCATATCTTGCATAAATGTATTGTTGCAGGTCCGCCTGCAGCTTCCTCCATACTTGCTTTGCAGCCTGATCCAAGCTGGGCAACTGCGCTTGATCCAGCTGTATTTGCTGAAACCGATAAAACGTCTCACTTCCGCCATTTTCCGCCTCTCTCGTCACCTGAGTAACGCAGTACGGCACCAAAACGCCTTGATTTGACCGCCTGATTGTGGGCATTGATTTGCTTTCAAGCATGCACTACTCCTATTGCAGAGGGTTTGTGTTCCCTGCCTGCTCACAGGCCAGGGCCACGTTTTTTCTGATGTCATTGCAGCCAAACCTTCCAAAACTTTTCGATTTGCGATCCGCGATTAACTAACCGCGAAATTAAGCAGCCGCGCGCGCCCCGATACTCGAATACGAAGTGCCCGAATAGTTACTCGCAGTCAGATACGCGAGCCCCGCTCGAGCGCTACTCGCCAGATCCCCGCCCGAAGGAAGCACCCGCCAGCCGCCGGCGGCATTATAATGATAATCAGTTATATATGACCCAGACCCAGCTCCATTTCCAATTTCTATCGGATAAAACGCTGCCAGCTGCCCCTCCAAGTGCATGTCCTTAATGTAATCATCATCGTCCTCAAAATCCAGCGACAGGCCAGTATCACGGTAATTTATTGTCGTGTCATCGGCAAAATCGCCGGGGGTGTGACACACATATACATTAATCGGATCGCCAGTTGGATTGTTTATGTTTATGCCGTCCCAAAACTTCCATACATTCCCAAATGGGTTTTCAATGCCGTAAAAGCTATTGGCAATATACCGTCCATCCGTGCTGGATGTGCTGGACTCGGTGGCAGTTGCTCCGCTGGATTCCCCCGTAATGGTCTCCCCTGACGAAAACGACCCCTCCACGCTATCCAGGTGCAATATACCTCCTGTCGATCCCTCAATATCTACCACAACTCCGGTGGCCCCGCTTGTCCCTCCAGTCACAGTCTCGCCCAGGGTGAACAAACTTACGTCATCAGCCCCATCCACTGTCACACTGGAGATTTTCTCATCTGACCATATCGACCCACAGTAGTTACCCAGGCCCAGTGTTACTCCGGCTGGTGTCGCAAATCCATAAGACCAATCATGACATTCAGTATGGCCAGGCAGAACAGATTGAGAATCCCACGTTTTAAACCGAGTCAAAAAGAGAACGATCGTTATTTCCAGAATTCCCCAGCCAGCTTGATAAAATACCCCGTCTGCAATCTGGGTTCGAAATTGTCCTCGCGTGCGGTTCGTGAAAGGATTTGGGGTTTCGTTTGTCAAATATGCGCTGGTGTCTTTGACAATGGACTGAGCGGCAGCATCATTTGCATCTGTGGCTGCTACGCATTCAAAGGCGGCAATGTATCTGTATGCATCATCCCTGAATTCTTTTGGCACCCAGGCCGATACTCCATTAAATGTAAACGGCTGCAGGCTGTTTAGCACATACGCATAATCGCCAATGCGGGTTATGACAACGTAAAACCGAGGGGTTTGAACCATAACCTGTCCCGCGCTACCATCCAAAGTAGCTGCACTGCCGTCCGGCAGTTTAGAGCTGTCCCTGGCGTTGAGTTCAGTCCAGGCACCAGCACTGGTGAGCAGTCCCCGCTTCATCTCCTCTTGTATCGGGAAATTTTGGTAATCGGTTGCTACAAAGGACCCATCGACCAATATACCTGGCTCCCAGGCAGGGTCCTCGCTGGTCGTGTCCCTGCGCACCCCGTACACCATGCTCTCGGATTCCAGCGGAGTGGGGCTGTATTCCCTTACGTCACCAGCCGCATCCTTGGTAGCGATATTGCCGGATGCGCTTATAAAAAAGGCCGTTTTGCCTGCGCTCGGAGTGATGGCGTCGCTCTTATTTCCTAAATTGAATTGACTCATTTTATAAAACCTCCCATACACCGTTTACCGTTACCGTTGCTTCAATATCCAGCGGCCCCACACTTAATGCATTGTAGCCGTCTGGTATTTCTGTATCTGACGTAACCGCGTTCTTGTTCATTTGGATGCCACTTTCTTTTTGATTAAGGTTTTGATACACTTCAGCCGTATTCACTATACTAAGCTTACTGCCTAAAGGACAAGATATGGCACTTGATCCTTCCTTTGCCCGTTCAAGGGTTACTGTATTGCTGCCTTCCTTGGCCACAATATGGACATACTCATAGCTTGAGCCATTCCATAAGACAGCAGGGTAATAATCATCCCCATCAATGTCCTCCAGCAAATCATAGTAGCTGGACTCGATCTCTGCGCTGGTTTCTGTTTTGCCCAGATCGTTTGACAGAACAGTGTCCCAATCATTTATAAACAACATTGTCATAAAGCACCTATAAAATCTGCTTCATTGTGAACGAAGGAAATGAGAACAGGCCACCAACATAGACTTGCAAGGCCCTTGTGGTTGTAACCAAAAGCAGTCTTGAGCCGTCAACAAAAGCAATGTGTGACACTTCCCCATCAGAGTCCACGGCCTGATCCGCCTTTGCTGCAACAGTCAAATTCCACCCGCTTGATCCTTCGGCCCAGGAAAAATCACTAGAGCTTACAGAAACATCTACTAGCTCATAGGTAGACACAGCCTCGCTCCTATTCGTAGGCTGTTGCGAACAAGCCACCATCAATGTGGCATTGTCTTTGACCTCTTGCAGCCCGTTCTTATACACATCTTCGTGTGCCCATTTACCCATTATAAGAACTCCTTGAGTGAGAAGTCTATTTTGTAGTTATTAAAGCTAGAAAGCAATCCTTTTGGCAGGCTTTCCATCCTAGCATAATATGTTAATTCCTCTGAGAAATTTTCGATATAAAGCAGAAATGGGTCTGGATATATGGCCTCAGCCCAGCGCATAAAGTTGAAATATTCCTCTTTTGACTCAGGCTGCATTGAAAGGCTGGGAGTTTTTGATAAATTGCGCTGAAAAATGTACTCAAACCCATTATCCAGATCGTAAACAATGCTGTGGCTCTTTGCTCCCGTATTTGCGCCCCACCTTGGATTGGTCCAGCTATACGCCACACCGCTAAAAAATATCCCGCAAGCCACATCATCACCAGATATATTTAGCTCTATTGTGGCGTCGTGTGTTCCTGCAACTGTGCCATAGTCAAGAAAAAACGACTTTAGTCTGTATTCGCCCCATCCATCATCTTGAAGTAAGGTAAAATTGTAATCAATTCCATCAACTGTCACTGTTACAGAATCAGCGGTCAGGTTATACATAGCCAGAGCGTTACTCCCGCCCTGCAAGGTCGCTGTAACTGTGGTGCTTGATACACCAGACTTCCAGCGTTTTTTGCTATGCTCATTAAGCATATTGCTGGCCGGAAACCCGGACTCGCTATTGGTAGCTGAGATTGTCTCAGTTGCATTTTCCCAAATTATTTTCATATAAAATTAACCTCACCATCACCTTTGACGGTGACCGTTTTGGCAGAGTAATCAAGTGCAAAATCCCTCACTCTCACGTAGCCTTCAACCGGATTGACTGATATTTCGTCCACAAACTCAATCTTCTCTCCATAGCGGGGTAGCCGATATAGCGGCAAATCAATCTCAATTTGTGGACGGTTGGCTCGTGATAGAATATCCTCAACACGCTCTTTTATTGTTTCCTTGTCGTAATTATAAACGGCAGGCATAGACTCTTCTACGCCGATAACTGTATAATCAGAAAAAACCTCTATGTCGTGATCCTCAGATTCAACCCGTGTACCGTCCGAATCTGTCACTGAATCTCTGGTCTGCCAATTTGCAGTATATTTTTTGATTGGCTGCGGCCAGCTATATGTAATTTTAACGGGGTCAAGCGTGTTTTCTTCGAGCCCTACCTGCTGAACTCCGTTGCTTGCATCATTATGTACAAGATACAAAGTATTATCTAAAACATAGAATCCATGATCTACATACCAAGCCAACTTATCCAAAAAATCCAGTATGTATTGCTGACTTGATATAACCGTGTCGATATTTACATTTCCTGCAAGCTCGCTGTTAAGCGTCAATCCAAGCTCATCGCAGGCCCAGGAAAACACATCTACCAATGTTTCCTTGTTGCCTGTCCCAGACATATACAGTGTGCCGACCAAATCCACGCTCCTGCTTACCGTTCCATCACCATTGTCTGTCCAAGAATCATTTATCAGCACTCCGTCATCGTAACAGTCGATTCCATTGCCAATGCTGCCTACAAAGTCCGGCAGATAGTATCTCTGTTCTGATTGATCTCCTGTCCGCTGGGGCTGCATATACTCAACATTTCCGATAACTAGCGGCAAATCAACATTGTTCCCTTCTGTATCTGTGCCTTCCTCAAGCAACTGAGTTTCGTACTCAGGTTCAAATATATCGTATGTAAGTTCTTCGTTGGTCAGCTTTCGCAGGATAATCGTGCCATCAAATACTTTAAAAGATGCAGCATAAGTTAGCCCCCACTCCAGAGTAACAGTCGCTTTGCGGGGAGGCTCGCCAGTGTAAGTGTCAGGTGCAAAGCCGATCTGTCCCCAAGACGGCTTCATATAACCGCCCTGGTTGCTCCTGCCCATATCCAGGCTCGGCAGATCAATTACTTTTGGTTCCCACCATATTGCTGTCATTATTCTGTCTCGATGCCCTCAAAGCTCAAGTTGTATATTGTGCCTTCATCATCAACGGTTACAAAGATGTATCCGCCTTGGTCGATAGAAGGATAAATTTGTGGAATACTAAATGTCAACTCAAAGTCGTAAACCAAGTTTTCATATCTGAAATTGGGCCTATCCAGATGGGGCAAGGAGAACTCAAAATCAAACCAGTCAACAACAAGCTTGTTTTTGGTTGCCAACGTGCCCAGGACGTTCTTGCCTAGTGTTTGTTGTCCAAATAGCATTACATCGCCTGCCTATTCGTGCGTTCCTTTACTTCATTGCGGATCTCATTTTTGAGCTGTTTTTTATCCATCGCAACTGTTATATTTGGTGCGGTATCTTTGGCTTCTACAGTTTCGATGAGTTGGCGCAAAAGCTTGTTTTGCTCTCGTAGTTCAGCTATCTCCTGGCTATCTGAGCCATGAACCATTACTGGTATGTCCTGCCCATTGGGAAGAGGAAGCACGGCCTCACGACCGTGCAACGTAGCAGGATACCCGGATGTCGGCCCCTCAAAAATTCCACCTTCTGCCGCGTATGGTATATTGTTGTGGTCCAACCAGCGGCGCAGATTGATCGTGTTTTTTTCTAGCATATCGTTTTGCCAGTTACGCTGGGACACATTGTCTGCGGCAAAAACACCATCCGGCCAATTCAAAATTCTGACATTCATACTGCTTGGGAAGTTTACATCTGCTGATCCTTCGAGGTTTTTTAACGGGCTCGAATACCAATAACTGTAGTCATAATATCCACTAGTTCCAGATCCTTTATATTGTGCTCCGGCCAACCGCTCCATTAACAACGTCTGTCTGTGCTCAAGCTCATTGAGCCAGTCCTGCATATTTACCTGCACTTCACCGGATATTTGTGCTGTTACGGTCGCAATAATATCGTTTGGCACACCCTCTTCTCTTAGGAGCATCTCAAGCCCTGATGCAGTCAGATCACTTGACTGGTAGATTGCCTTTATTGTCTTTGTAACATACGTTGATACGCCAGCATCATCAAGAGCAGTGTTAAGCTCAGCCCACGAGCCAAAGTCATGTGTTGCGTTATATCTTCCCTCAATCTCCTTTACAAATGTTTCTGTTGTTCCAGATGCTTCCAGCCATGTCTTATAGTCGTTCCATGTTTGGAAATCTCCTGTATAATCCTGGAAGCCTGATTCGAGCTGTTTAATAAATGTTTCTGTTTTTGGCACACCGTGTTCACCAATCAGCCATACTTTGAAATCATCCCAGCTGCTAAACCCAAGACCCGCAGATACCCATGCCGGCTTTATAGTTTTTATGAAAACTTCATCAGCCACTCCGTACTCATTTATGAGCGTAGACTTTAATTCAGACCAAGTTATATCCCCGCTGTCTTTTAGCTCATTGATAAACTGCACGGTGGCTTCTGTTGCCCATCCACCGCTTTGGCGTGCAATAAAGTTTAGAGCTGCCAAGTCATCAGCTACCTTGGCAGGATTGTAATCCTCGTTAAACGTCGTTATAAATCGTAGGACAACCTCGTCATTCCAGCCATTGGCCATCACGAGGTCTGATAGTTCGCTCAAGAAACTCATCGTAGTGCTAGATACGCTATCAGCATCTATTTGTAGCGGTATGCCTGTCTCGTTTGCAAGTTTGTTGAGTAAACTCGTTACACCTTTTGCTGCTGATGTTTGTCCTGTAATCTCTTTATAGATCGCCTCGTCGTATGATCCAGCAACAGCCATGCTTTTGACTCTTTCTACGTCTCCCATCGCAGATTCATAAATTTGCTGGTACTGTCCGCTGGACTTATAGGCATCTTGGGATTGCCTGAGATACGTTGACACAAAACCAAGGTAGTCCTGGACCTCGGTAACTCCTGCTCCTTCGGAGACAGCGGCGTTGAAAAGCTCTGCATAATCCTGCTGTGCTTCATGCGCTTTCTGGCGTGGCAGCTCTATATTGAGATCAGAGTACTTCAATAGCTCGATTGAGCTATTGATGCTCGCAATCAGATTGTCAACTCTATCTGCTACACGATCCCACGCATCAGCTACTTCTCGTTGCTTTTCTATTATCTCTTTCTGCTCTTGCGCATCCCAAACTTGTCGCTGCAAGTCAATTATTTGTTTGGCAAACTCTCCATAGTCGTTTTTAATTCGCTCTATCTCAATTCTCCGCTGTTGGTACTCAATATCGTTAGCTAATTTTCTGTTATCTGTTAAATCAGCTAACTGTCCCTGCAGGTTTAGCGTCTTTGTCCATGCGTTAAACTCTTTGTCTGCTGCCTTTGCAGCATCACTCAAGGCATAAATTTGTTTTTGTAACCCAACCAATGCCGGGTCTAGCTCTTTTAATGCTCCAAGCTCAATTTGCCTCTGTTGGCGCAACACCTCTTCGGCCAACGCAGCATCATTAGTAATCTCTGCTATTTGTTGCTGTAGCTCGACCCGTTTTCTGAGAATATCACCGGCGTTTTCTTGTGTGTCGTTATAATATGGTGTGCTTTCCTTTCTTATTTCAGGAGCTTTAGCATTCGGTCCATAATATTTGCCCATCTCATTTATATATTGGCTAAGTTGACTCTCAGAAATACCAAATTCTTCTGCCCAAGCTTGCGGATTTTCATGGGCTACTTGGGTTAATACATCATATGTTTGCTGAGGGCCAGCATTATATCTATAATGATCTGCAACATCTCGCAGGACATTATCCCATTTTTCTTTTTCCTGAAACCAAACATCTCGCTGATAGGAAATTGGAGCTGACTGTAAAATATTTTGTTTAATGCTTCTAAGAGATTGACCGAAATTATCTAATGCACCAATCATTCCTTGCAATTCGCCGGTCGAAATATCAAGACTATCCGCCAGCGTATCAAAATCAGATTTAGTAGCATTTGCAGCCCAATTAACAACTTCAGCAGCGTCCTGTATAGACAGGTTGTAGTGCTCCATTATTTTTTGGGCTTGAGCTTGTTCTGTCGATACTCCTTTGAGCTTTGTTTGCCAGTGTTCAAAACTAGATAATGCTCCTGTAGCGACCAATCCAAGCTCTTCCAGCACATCAGCAAACTTTTGGAATTCCTCTTCGTCCATCGCCGCTTCAATCTTGTCCATTGCGTCGTCAAATGTGGACGTGAGTTCATCAAGAGAGATATCGCCAGCAAAGTAGTCGGCCATCAGGTCTTGCAAGCTGCCCACCTCATCAAATGCACCTTGAATGATGTTTTTGGTAAAGTCCTGCTGTGCAGCGGTGAGGACAGCCTGCTTCATTTGGTTTTCGATGTTGGTTGTTAAGCCTTGCTTGAAGTCTTCAAATGACAGGGACTGCACCGACTCGTTCAAGCCTTGCTGTATTGCAGGAGTGAGTACGCTGGATACGTATTGAAATTCTAGTTCCAATTCTTTGAATGCCTGTGCTTTTGTAGCACCTTCTTCAATACTTTCTCGCATCTTCTCTATTGAATCAGGAATATAATCCAATACTTCATAACTACGCACAAAAGCATCAGCTAAACTTTCTCCCTCTTGCTGAATAGATTTTAGAAAATCAGCATCCAACAAACTCATATTTTCTTCAATTTGCTTTATCTCATTCAGCAAATCACTTCTTGTGTCTATGCCCCCTAATTCGTCAGTTAGCTTAGATATATCCTGAATATTTTTTATATGGTATCGGAAATGCTCAAACAGCTTGTCTGTACCAATCTCTTCTACCCATGTATCAATATCATTGATAAACTTATCCAAATTCAGAGTAGCATTTGGCTGCCCCCTTCGTTCATTATATTCTGGGTATAATTCATCAAAGCTTACCCCTTCAAAAAGGCCAGACATCTCTTGAGCAAATATTTCTTGTGGTCCTTTATATCCTTCTAATGTAGAAAAAAGAGCATCTGCGTAAGTGTTAAAAAACTGCTCATTGATTTTGTTGATAAGCTCTTCTGCGCTCTCAGGATCGCCCACCTTGATAAGTAAGGATTCTTGATTGAGTATATCGTCAACGCTCTGGTCAAATGCTGAGTCTAAGGTTTCAACCATGCCTACAACATAATTATGGACGGCCCTGCCAAGCTTGGCTCCCGTGCCAGCATCCCCGGTATCCCTTCCAAAATCGTAAGTACGAGTGCCAAACGCGCCTTCCCATTCAGCAAAATTGACGACATCTGTGCCGCCGGAACGGGTTATTGCGCCCTCTGGTCCGCCGTATTTGTCCATATATGGCAGACCCTCACCAAAGAATGCCTCAAAGTCCGTGTCGTCAATGTCCTCCTTAAAGGCACCAAAAGCATTGGCAAGATCAATCGCCGCAGAAGCTGCCATAGTAAAGGGCGAGTGAGGTCCAGGGACAGCAGACGCAACCTTTAGCCCTCCAGACATAGTGCTGGCAGTGCCTTGAGCTGTTTGTCCAAAGCCGCCAATGTTTGTGCCAATCTGGTAAAGGCCACCAGCAGCCATAAGTCCTTGCCCGACAGACACGCTTCGTAAACCAGGGATGTTCTTTTGAAAAAAGTTTGGACTTGTCTGTACGGTGGCCTCTTCTGGCCCATAAAGCCCTAGTCTAGCCACAGCATTTCTTGGATTGAGCATGTTGCCAACGCTCGAGAAAGAAAAACTGCTGCCTCCAGATCCGCCAAACAAGTTACCTAAAACACCTTGGCTGCCTTGTCCTCCAGTAAATAAACCTGCACCCTTAACGCCAGGTACTTGAAATATGCCACGCATAATATCAACAGCCGCCATTTCAGCAACCATGTGCTTAAACATATCCAAGATGGAGTCAAAAAAGTCTCCCCAAGAATCAAGCTGTCCGTCGAGCATGTCATAAATGGTATCAGCAAACTCGTCTTGGATATTCTCAAGCATCCGCTCATAGATTTTATCTATTTCGGAAGTGGTGTTTTGGTGGGTCTCTTTGGTATCGCGCTCCACCTCATCATTCGCCCCGGTCCATTCCTCCACGCTGTGGCGGGCTGAGGCGGCGTGGAGTTCTATCGCACGGCGCTCGGAGATGAAGGCGCCGAGGTTGTACATTTTGTCGTAGGTTTCGCTCAGGTCCTCCACTTCCTCTTTGTGCTCCTTGGTGGCCTCTGCCATTTCCTTATTGGCAGTGACCACCACTTCCTCCATCTGGTGGACATTGCCCAAGACCTCGCGCCGGGCACGCTCGGAGTTCATAATCAGTTCATCGGTCACACCCTTGGCCTGCTCCCGGGCCTCATCAATCCACTTCCTCATCTTGGGGTCAATGGAGATCACACTGCCCATCTGGCTGAACTCGTGCGTTTCCTCCAGCTCGTCATTGAGAAAGGACAGGGCAGCGGTCAAGGCATTGATACCGCCCACAGCCGCATCCATATTGGCGAGATTGCCTTTCAGGTCAGTCCATTCCTCGGAGAATCGATTGACCGCGCTCTGAGCACTCTCAATGCCCGATGTCTCAGCCGCTGCACCGTAGGTATTGTGGAGTTCGTCTGCCAGCCTGGGCAAGAGATCACCGGCCAGGACTTCACCCTTGTCCAGCATCTTGCCAAGCTCCTTAGTGCTCACACCCATTGCTTTTGCGGCCACCTGAAATGCACCGGGTAGTGCTTCCCCCAACTGGCCTTTCAATTCCTCGCTTTGGACACTGCCCTTGGAGATCATCTGGCTTAGTGCTCGGAGTGCATTACTGGTTTCATCAGAGGACAAGCTGAGGGCGGTACTGGCTTCAGTGACAGCGGAAAAAATATCCCGGACTTCTTTACCCTCAAAGGCTGTATCCTTGGCAGCTGCCGCAATCTGTTTGAAACTCGGGGCCAAGGTATAAAAGCTCTGCCCAAGACGTTCAGCCTCTGCTCGTAAGAATTCCATCTCGGCTTGAGCTGAAGCTGTGGTCCCGAATATTGCCTCGAATGATCTATTCAGACGGTCCACTTCCAGTCCGGTATTGAATAGTTCGCGGGCAAACATGGTGAGGCCGATACCAGCCACAGCTGAGCCCACCCCGGTCATAATGGTGGACAGTCGGCCCATGCGTCCAGACAAAGACCGGGCCTGGTCGCCGGTCTGCCTCATTTCCCTGTTTGCCTGATTAAACTCCCGGGTCATGCGCTCGGTTGCAGTCTCTGTTTGCTTTGACTGGCCTTCCAGCTTGCCCAAAGACTGAGTTGCATTTCTGGTATCGCTGGAGTCTATGGAAATATTGAGACTGGCTATGTCTGTGCTCATAATAAAGCCATGGAGGTGTTTATGATTATTGTGGTTGTCTGGATTTTACTCGGAGCAGTGACTGCATTTTCCGCATACCAAAAGGGGCGGAATGTCGCCGGTTGGTTTTTGTTTGGCTTTATCATTCCGCCCCTCGCTTTGGTTATGATTTTGCTGTCGCCTGGAGTTAAGGGCTATGACCTTGAGCCTGCCTAGGCCCACCAAGAGTTTGAGGTTGCGCCGCCAGCAAGCGAGAGGCTGAACGCCCTTGGCGGATATGTCGCCTGGGGTTTGGTTGTTGTTGGAGTCATTGTTGCCATGCTTATGATGATTGAGACTTAGGATTCTCTTTTTTCCGCTTCTCCCCAACCCACCCCATGTAAACTCTATCCATCATCCGTAGCGCCTTGACTTCCTGTGGCGTGGGCTCCTGGTTTGTCAGTGCAGCCCACGCCTGGATGTCCCTGTACGTTATCGGCCCCGGCCCCATGCCGCCGGAACTCCTAGCTTCATGCAGCTCCCACCACCAATGCCAGATATGTTGGGCAGGGTAGGGCATTTCGGGCTCGTCAAGCAGGGCCTGTGGTGTCTCACCGCTGGTTTTCTCCAGTTGCTTGAGGTGTGCCCGCCGTGTCGTGCCATCCTTACCCGGCATATCCATCTTTAATGTGTGTTCTAGGCATCGGCAGAGGTCGTCTGCGACCCCGGCAAAAAATTGGCATCCTCGTTGATGTATTTATCGACCTGCCGACGGATGACCGGGAATTGCCGGTAAAGCTTGCGGGCATTTTCAAAATTGCATTCCATGTCTTCGCCGTGGAGGGTGATGTACAGCTTAAACTCAATCGGCTCATCCGTTTGTTCATCGTACTCAGTGGCCGTGCGCCAACCCTTTGTCATTTCAGCCAAATACTTGAGTGAGCTTTCCTCGCTTAACCGCTCAAATTCGGCTTCCTCAGCTTTGGACAGGTTCTGTTTTTGACGCTTGCCCTTATACCAGTTCGACAACCGCTTGAGATGTTTTTTGCGGGCTTCGTCCCCGGTTTCTGAATCGGTGTTGTAAAGTTCAATAAACACACCTGTTGGCTGTTTGTTCAGATCCAGAATCTCCAGTTCACTACTGTCGACTTTTTCCAACTGTGCAAGATCAAATGTCATATCTATTTCTCCACCATCCACCTGGTTAGCGGGGCAGAGGGAGCCGGTGGCTAGCCCCCATAGGTGTGCACACCTAGCCCCGCAAATTTATTGATATTAAGCCAAGGAGCGCACAATTTGCAGCGCAGTTGCATCACTGGAGCTGTACTCAGCTTCAAAGGGCATGTTCAAAGTTATGCCTGTTTCATTGTAGGGTGCCTCACCGCCTGTGTACTTGATCTGTGGCAGGGTAAATGTGTAAGTGTTACTACCATCAGTCAAAGTAAATTCCAGGCTGGAACTTGTGCCATTCACGAATTTATCAAGAAGGGTTTGGTCCTCAAACCAAGCATTGAGAGTTCCTGTGATGATGCACTTCCCGGTATGGATCGCATAAGTGGAATCTGACCCTAATACATTTGCACGTTCAGCATTGTTAGTAAGATTGAGGTCCAGGCCGGTCACAATGGAAATGCTCGATCCACCTTCATTGATTGTCCCTGAGAAGGAATCAATGGGCTCAGTGGCGGGTAGGGCCTGCGGGCTATCATCTGCAAAGGCAGTGGAGGTGGACAGCGCTTTGCCCATGGTGTCAAAAGATCCCGTCACGATGGCATCAGGCTGTACCGACAAGCTCATGCCCCCAGGGAAAATGCCGGAAAAGAGGTGTTGAACATTAATGTCGGTAAAATCCTTTTCCACGCTGAAAGACTTAAACGTACTTCCAACCTTGAGCGTATCTGTTTCCCATGTGGACATGAGGACAGCGGCAAGCCAGTCATCCAGGAACGTGTTTCCGGCAGACTCGGAAGCGATAAACTCAAACGGGATTGGCCCGCCCACCATCTGCATACCGTGACGGACAAATGTTCGTTGACGGTGCGAGGTTATGGTGTTGGAGGTTAAGGTGTTTTTTGAGAGTTGAATACCGCAACCGGTGACAGGCATCAGGGTCGTGAGTCCAGAAGCTGCACTTGCCGTTCCGGTAGCATCAGTGGGGGTTGTCCCGTAAATGTCCTCAGCAATGTAGCTGAGCTGAAGCTGTGATCCTTGTGCAATGGTCATAAGCGTTTCTCCTAATTGGCAATGTATGCGTAAAATCTAATTGTTACAGGCACCTTGCACCACGCGCCCTCGATCATGCGCGGCCCATGGTATGCCTTGCGAAACCAAACCGTTATACCGTTATAAGTTGACGAGTTACCCCGTTTGAACTGACCGCATATCGTGTCTACCCAGCCTAGATACCCGCTCCGGCCACTGCCCAAGGGAGCTATCACGTCCACCTGCCATATTCCCGGTGCCCTATTCTTGGCGTCTTTACCTATGCCTGCCGCTGTTGTTTCAGCCGGGAGCAGGTGGGCGGCAAGATAAAGTTCCCCGGTGGTTGGTGTGTAACCATCATTCGGCCATGCCACATCAGGTAAGCTGTCTATGGAGTAGAGCTTTTGCACCAAGGCTGCGGCTATGTCTTCGTATGCGCTCATTGTGCGTATCTGCTCAGGTGGTTTATGATCTCTTCAAAGGATATGCGGTAAATGCCCTGTGGGGCCTGGCCGCTATGTCCATATTCGAGTGGTAGAGCGTACTCTAAGTTGTTAAACAGAAAGACCGTATCCCCAAGATTGAAAGAATTGATTTCTTGATTGCCCTGCCTGATCGTTGCGTTTCCAGATGCGTCCGTCTCCATAACTGCATCTTGGGGCAAAGAGTTTATGCTTATTTGGTTATTTGCCCGAAATCGCCCGGTATCGACAGGGCTCCTATCCACGATCCGCATAAAAAGATCAAACCCCAGCTTAATTACAAACTGCCGGGCCTGCTCTTCTGTCTTGAGGCGAAATTGTTTTATTTGTTGTGAAAAGCTCATAATCTCACCTGAATCTTATACACAGCCCCAGCCCCATCAGCGCCCCAACTCACCACCGTATAATCCGTCCCATCAACCGTAATCGTCTCCCCATTGACCGGATCAACGCCAAGCTCAGCCTGCCGGACCACCAACCGCCGGTCCCCCTGTTGGATCACCGTGCCGTCAATAAGGCTCTGCCGGTATGCGGTCAGGATACCTTGCGCGGTGTAGGTGGCGCTGGTCGGTTCCACGTCCCAGGACTCAGTAACCGGGTTCCATGTGCCACCTGTCTCGCGCGCAATCGAGCAAGTGACCGGGATGTCCCCGGTAGCCGCAAACGCTGCGGCGGTGGCGTTGGCTATGGTGGTGCGGAGGCCCATATCATCCCCTCATCAGCCTAACAGTTCCAGACCCTTTCTTGGCTCCCAGGTGTTGCACCATGCGCCATACATGCATTGGGATCATGGCCGTGCGGTCTTTCTTGTCGATCTCCAGCGACACCGCCCCCTCGACCTCGATGGACCTAAATCCGGCAGTATCCGGCACAGCCTGCGTGTCGCTCCCAAGCAGGTGCAAGGCAAGCTCGCACTGTGCATCTTTGATCTCTTGTGGGATTTCGTCGCTGGAGAATGAATATGTATCCTCGACCGGCAGATATTGCCCGGTACATTGCCAGTACCGCACACCGTCATAACAGATACCCCAACGCGGCCAGGCAAGGGCCTGATCGGTATCTGTGGGCCAGCCAAGCCAGTTGACGTATCTGCCTAAGATCCGGGTTGCCTGTACCAAAGCCGCGTTTTTGTTGGGGTCTGCGGCATCGTCCCAGGTGGTAGTATGCAGCCTACCCTCCATGTAGGACTCGGCATCGGCCAGGGAGATATAGGTATTTGCCCCGGTGACGATGGATCCGTCTTCAACTATAAGCGTGAGAGCCATACTTTATCTCCCGGCAAAGAGAATTGCCTGTTCAATCCAAGACAGAAACTCTTGCAACTTCACCCTATCATCGCCGCTTAAAATGCCCTCCCCGACCTGCTCGCGGGCATAATCTGCAATGTCTTTAATCATTTCCCGCAATAGATATTGATCAGCCACGTCCAGCCGTCCCCAGGGCACCTGATCCAATACCTGCCGCTCCAGGTCGTCAATCGTAACCTGTGCGGACTGGTCAGCGTATTGCTGTACGCGCTGGACAATGGTTAATGCCTGAGATTGCTTGTCCTTATCGCCGGACAAAAATTTGATAACCGCGTATTGGACTGCACTTTGAAACGCTGGATTCTCAGCCACACGCCACATCGTCGCGCATCCACCCAGCAGGGGCAGCATAAGCAGGACAACCAACCATTGCCTCCATTCTGGATGTGTGCGCCGGGCAATCCAGCGGCACAAGGGGCAGGACATTAGGATTGCCCACAGGACATATTCTTTAACGCTGCTGTACCCATTGCACATACTCACTCCTGCTCAAACCACACCAAGTCCCAACCATCAGCCCGCAACTCCAAGACCATCTTTGAAAATCTGGTCCGCGTACCTTCCACATAAATATCCGTCTCGGTGAGCACGACCATAAAAGACCCACGATCCTCTGAATATGTAACCTCGTTAGGCTGAATCTTGTCTCCTGTGTCTTCGGCCTTTGGCGGTAAATATACCTGGTTCCCATCGCCAACAATCAGCAGAGCTCCGTCGCCATTGCCCAGGTCTATGCGGTAATTGACCGAGTTGTCGGTGGAGCTATCGGTGGTGGAGTTGTCGGTTGATGGCGTTGCCTCTGTGTCGACGTCATTGCCCACCTCCGCAAATGCCCACGCGCTCCAAGCCACAAAAACGAATACCAGCACAAAAAAAACAATTCGCTTCATGTTACCCCCCAAAGATTGCTTGCAAAACCCGCATTGCTGTCTCGCTGTATGTAGGAGACAAAATCCCGGCAGCAGCCAAGGCACCAACCACAGACGCCCAAAATTTCTTCTTGCGGTAAAACTCAGCCATGGTACGACCTCCAGCCCGCGACTCTCACAGCCGCGTACATCATTTGTCTGTGCACTAAATTTGCTCCCTCAACCCGCATGGCCTCTAAAAACACCCGATCACATTTAATGCGCGGCCAAAACGCCGGGCATTTTTGGCCCCGGTACAGCCAATCATGGATCACCGCCGGACGTTGCTGAGTTGATCCGGCCAGCCACCACATCAGGGGTAGGCGTGGAACGCTTGCGAAATCTGTCTGAAAACCAGCCCGGACAACAATCACTTCACCGGCCAGGGCAGAGTAGTATTTAAGCGGTGCGGTCAACTCCCAGGTGCGGGACCACCAGCCCGCATGGACTAGCCTGCACTCCAGGTCAGTCAGAAAATTGGCGTCCATCAGCCGTCCCGTAACTGCACGAAAATTTTGTCTACCCTGGAGTCTTGCACCTGCTCAGCCCAGGCAGAGTCCAGGGCCTCCATCGCAGCCCGATCCCAATCTCCATTATGTATTGCCCGAATCATGCGCTGAAACGTGCGGAATCCGCCCGCGCCAAGATTGAAACGCATATCCACCAGGGCACATTGCCGGGCAGGCGAAAATGTGTCGAAATCCAAGCCAAATATCTGCTGTAAATCTGCGCGGCACCTCTGGATGTCATTATTAAGCAGGTAATTTATTTCGTCGTTTGATAGTCCGCGTGTCTCCAGGTTGCGGCCTACACCAATGGTTAGATACCCGGCAGGGCATCGGTAGGGATATTGCCTGCGGCCCTCGGAATCCTCTAGTTGTCTGGCCATCTTGCAAGTCATCCATCTGCCTCCTGTTGACACTCAACACACAGTTGCACCCCGGGTACGGCCTGTCGCCGGGCCTCCGGGATCGGATCACCGCACTCAACACAGTGCCGGGCAGAGGGTAAGGTAGGGGTAATGGCTAGATACTTGTGCTCAATCGCCCTACGAGTCCAGTACATTTCATTCTGTGCCCGGTCTGCTATATCAGCCATCCCCGCCCCCGTTGGTGTTCAAAATCTTTTCTTTCTCATGTGCTGGTATGTCTGAATATGTGATAAGCGCCCGGATCATACGGAACTGGACATTGCTGGCCTTTTTGAGGTCAGCCATGTCTTTTTGTTGTTGCCTGCGTAGAAGGTCATCCCGGCAACTGTCATTTTCATGACGCTGTTGGCATTCCTCTTTGGTCACGTACTTCTCTCCCAGGACCATCTTGACCGCTATGCCAGCAGTGCCGGAGGACAGCAGGGCAATGATTGATGTCCCGAGTATGGTTTCCAGGGGGGTCAACTGCATCCAGCGTGCTCCAGTAAAAATTGTAGTGCCGCCCCGGACCTCATTTCATCCATGGTCCACTGCCCATACGCCACCCGGTCCAACAACCGTTGCCGTGCGGCCTTGGTCCCGAACCGTGGGGTCTCCACCCTGGACAGATCCACCTCACACACATCGGCATACGCCGCGCATGGATCACAGATCACCGGCACACCGGCCATGATTGCCTCATAGGCGGCGGTGGAGTTGTACGTGACCATGCAGTGGCAGCCTTGAAGGATTTCAGACAGAGAAAAGTCAGGCTTTTTGACCCTTGGATGAGGACGGTAGCAGTGGGGCCGATCAGTGTACTCTTGCAGCATGTCAATGGTGGCGTCTTTCCAGGCATCAACGTCAATGTCGTGCTGGGCGTCGCCGGGCTTTTGGCCGCAGATCAGGATATGCCCATCAGGTACGGGCTTGCGCTTGGTCTGGGCAATCAGGCCCATCTCGGCGGCCCGGTCGTGGGGGGCGGTGGGGGGCAGGGCATTGAGGCCGTTCCAGCCTGCCTGGAAGTAACCGTGGTCGCGCAGGATATAGCCTGAATCGAGGATGAGGACGGGAGTGCCGATGGCCTGGTAAGCGTCACGGACAGTGCGGCTCTTTTCGTGCATCCCGATCAAGACCACCAAGCCAAAACCTTCAACACTAAACCCTTCACGCTTGCAGAAAGCAGCATCAAAGCCCAACTGCATTGCGCCGTCATGTATGGCCCGGAGGGCAGTGTTGGAGGATTTGCCGTACAAGCCGATTTTCATTGTCCAGCCTTGACTTTGCGCTTGCGGTTGTGGCCTGGTCCCGCAGTGGACCTCGTGCCTGTATTTGCGTCTTTTACTATCGACTTCTTGCTATGCAGGTTTGAATCATAATCACTCTGGTTGATGATGATCTGCATACCGTCTGACTTACGGTAGACCTGCATGGTGGGGAGAACTGCCATCTTGCACTCCAAATAGCGAAAAGGGGGCCGCAGCCCCCTATGTTGTCGTTACCCCAGGAGCATCGCAGTGTGCTCAGGCTTGATGCACTTGACGCCCCAGGCCAGGCCCACTTCATACTTGACCCTGCGGTACTGCCGATAAACAGCCACCTGAAAGGCCAGACCGGAGAGCGGATCTTGAACCTCCATCACGTCATCGGCTGCGTCACCACCCTGTGGCATGGCCGGGGCGCGGGTGATGAGGTGCAGGGCGGAGCGGTGGAAGGCCATGTTGGCTTCAAAGTTGGTTCCATCTGTTGCGACCGCCTCACTGCCCGAAGTGGCGACTCTCAGACCGGGCTCAGCAATCACGATGTCCCCGGTGGTATCCGCACCAATCGTCACATCCTCAGCAACCACGTACTTGTTATCCCCGCCAGCGATGGTGATGAAGTCGCCGGCAGACAGAGACACGGCCCCGGTCGAAGCGGCGGTTGTTACCCCAATAGTGGTAGCGCCAACGCTGTTGGCTCCGGTCACGGTGGTGTCGGTCACGGACCCGGCGGTGTGATCCTGAATCCCGGCAGACTCCCGAATGGCGAAGCCGTGAATGTCCAGCAGCACCCCACGCCGCAGGGTATCTTCCGTTCCTGCCTGGTTGACATTGGTGAGCTGAGACAGGGACCGGAGATTTGCGCCCGCAGCAGTACCCAAGAGCATGTTCAGGTCGCTATTCGGCGCACCGTTGTCCTTGAGGATCTTCAGCATCTGGGCAGCATCGGAGAGGTTACTGCCAAACGGAGTGGTCCCGGCGGTTCCGTATGCGCGGGAAGTATCCACATAGAGCCCGCCAATGTCCGTTTCCACCTCGTTGACCAGAGCCCGCATAGCCTGAGCAAATTGGTCCCGCATGATCGGGTCAAGCTGATCTGAAATGCTGCGCTGTTCCTCTCCGGTCCAGCGGACAGGAGCGTACTTACTCTTGGAGATCGTCATATCAACGTAGCTGATAGTCTGATCCCCGTTGTCCGCAGCATCATTGCCGGGGGAGATGTCATAGGTGGAAGCGGTGGGGGCCACGAAAGACCGGATGGTCTGGTCTTTGGCCGCACGTTCCGCGCTGGAGTCCCGAGAGACAGCAGGCACAAAACCCACAAGTTCGCGGGACACGGTATCAAGGGCCGCATAGATGGTAGGGATAAGGCCAGTGAGTGTATTCGACATAATCGTTTATCCTTGCTGTTTGGGGTCAGTCTTCGACCATGCCACCATTTTGGATATGCTTTTGCTTGTCAGTAGCGGACATGGCATCGAACTGAGCCCTGGTTACTGCTTTGGGGCTTTTCGGCCCTCCACCTCCGGGCTTGGACCCGGAACCGGGAAGAACATCGGACTTATAAAACTTCGGCTTTGCTTCCTTGAAGTCTTTGTTGAAAAAGTCCTCTAGGGTGCGGTCAGACGGCTCACCGTCCTTGTCCAAGACGATGATGCTTTCCCCATCATCTCCGCGCTTTATCTTGGAGCCAACGATTGCCATTACGTCTTCCAGGTCTTCAGGGATTACTCCAGCGGATAAGGCAGTCTGCTTAATCTTTTCGTTTAGATACAGAGTGTCGAGCTTACGGTTCAATTCATTGACCTGCTGCTCATACTTCTGCCGTTCCTGCTCCCGTTCCTTGCTCCACTTCTCGCGGAGCTTTTCAAACTCGCCTTCCTTCTGGAGCTTTTCTTCCTCAGCCTTTTGCTGCTGCTGTTTGAGCTGTCTGTACTCGTCCGGGTCAACGTCTTCCATGGACTTCATCTTTTTCTCGTATTCCCGGCGAGCCTTTCGCTCTTTCTCCAGGGCAGACTTCAAGCCGTCTGTGTCCTCAAGGCCATCAACCGCAAGGCGATACTTCCCGTCATCAACCTGCTGATAAAATTGCTGCACACCCTCATCCAGACCATCCAACGATTCAACTTCAAGCTGCAAAGCCATATCAGACCTCTCGTCTGTGTCGGTGTCTCACCGAGATAAAATTGCCGCCAAGGGCTTCCCGCCCGGACCAAAACAAAAAAGCCGCCTAGGGTAAGATTCCCAAGCGGCTCAATCATAGCGGGGTAGTGTGTTTACTGCATTTGCATTTATTTACATACGAGATAAATTTCAGACTTTTTCAAAATTTGTTTATATGTGGCTGACATGATTGAATAAAAAATTTTAAAAAATTTTGCCTTACCCTATTGACATTTGCACCCTGTGGGTGCATACTGGACTCAACAAAGGGGGAGAAAAACCCTGGCGGAATTAAGCCTCGACGAGAGGCCGCTAAGCCGCAATTCGAGAAAACTTAAAAATCTGAAGGAGTATAGATATGAAAACGAAAACTTGTCCCAAATGCGGCGGATCTGGACGTATTGATAGTTGTAGTCATGTAATGGGTGGCAGGTGCTTTCGGTGCGGCGGCTCTGGCGTTGTTGAGCACACTGCCCAGAAGCAAGAGTTCGCAATGGTGATAAACGGTCGAGTGGTTTGTTGGGCCAAGGGTTTTGACAAGGACGAGGCTGAAAAGAAAATGCTCAAAGGAAAAAGCGCCTCTCAATATGAGATCAAAACCAAAAAAGAGGTCAACAAGGCGATGAAGGACAAAAAGAAAGTGCTTGGCCGCGAACTTACCCAAAAAGACGTAGACACGCTTTTTGCATAACAAACCAGCCCCGGTCACTGGCCGGGGCGAACCAAACGGAGGCTTTATGCGTAAGATCATCAATGGCAAGCGTTATGACACAAGCAAAGCGGTTGAGGTGGGCTCCGCATCCGGCGGAGGGGCAGTCGGAGATTTCAGCCACTGGAGCGCGACCTTGTACCGGACCCCGCGCTCCGGCCAGTATTTTCTGCACGGCGAAGGTGGCCCTATGACCCGGTGGTCAGTGTCGGTAGGGCAAAATCAATGGGCAGGGGGCGAGGACATCACCCCCATGACGCGGGATGAGGCTTTTGCCTGGGCTCAGGAGCACCTAAGCCCAAGCGAGATTGAGGACGAATTTGCGGACATGATCGAGGACGCATAGCCCCAGGGCAATCACGTAACCCTAATCACACAACCCCAAAGTAATCACACAACCCAAGCCCCTGTCACCACGGCAGGGGCTTAGTCATAGGTCTGAGTCGAACTAAACACCTCGCCGCAAATCGTGCACTTATGAACCCGCACAGTCCGCACCCGCCCTCGCACGGTCTGATACACCACAAGCTGGTTGCCGCAGTATGGACACAGATTTCCCTCCGGCACCGGCCTTGCCTGCTGGTCACGCATGTCTTTGGCTGTCTGCATCTTCACCTCACACATCAATCATTCTCCCGCACATCGGGCAGTGGATACCTTGCGGAACAATCTCAAATAGCCGATTGCCGCAGTCACACTCCCAAGTCACATCGCCCTTGCTCAGTGGATACCGAAACACCTTTTTCATGCACCCGCACACCTCACACTCCATAAAGTGGACATGCCCGGCAGGGATCACGGCTGCACCAACACTCTCACAGGCCAGGCACACCGTTTCACCCGTTGTCCATCCGGCGGGGGAATGGTCTCGCATGGGTAGGATTTTGGTCATACTTCCTCCAGCTTCCGTTTTTCCTTGATCCCCAATTCCTTCAAGGTCTTTATCTCGCCCCGGTAGGTAGTCAGGTCGTCAAAATCTATCTCGCCCTTCATCAGTGCCTGCACCCGAGACGGCCCAATGATTTCAGCCTGCCTCTTGCGGGACAGTCCAAGAAAAAAGTCCTTGTACGTTCCCTTGAACTTGCCTATTTCCTCAGCCACCGCACCCCCGACACCAACCCGACCATCCCGCCAAACCCAGTTACGCATGGCCCGGTCAATCTCCGGCATATCGACCTGGCCGCCTGTGATCTCAGCCCATGACTTTGTCTTGAAGCGACGCAAACAGCGGCAAGAAATGTGGTAAGGTATTGAAATATCGTCATCTATTGTAAACTCACGTCCATCAAGCGACATACAGGACATGCAGGCTCTGTTATCGAGTATTGCGCTCCAGATCCATGTGTCTTGAAGTATATCCCGGTTCTTGTCCGCCACCTGCCAACTTGCCCGGTTATTCATCTCCTGCACCTGCGTCCGCACAATACTCGTCACATCATTCCGAGCCCCACCCCAATTATCCTGCACCCGGTCCACCAGCTTGCGGTAGCTTTCACCCCGCAGCAATCCGGCATCTATGTCCTGCTTCACTCTGTCCACAAGGTTATGATCAAAAGCATTGGCGACCACCTCAGCCGCTTGCAGTCCACCGAGCGGAGTGCTGACCATTGCCCGTAATTGCTCCGGGGACAGTTCCACGTTGTTGAAAGCAGGGAGCGTTTGGTCTACACTGAATATATCGTTGTACTCAGCGACCGTCTGTGTGGCCGCAGTGGTGGCTATGTCGTCCAGGTCTTGTCCCAACTGCTCTTTGATCCCCACGGTCATGTCCGTGAGTTCATCGACCAGGGCACGGAGGCGGCCTTCGGTCCAATACCTGCGCGGTTGCATGGCGAGACGTTCTTCAAGTTCGGCTATAACTTCGTTGCGGGCCTGGTCTACTGTTTTGAGAACTTGGGAGAGTTGGGAATCTTCCCATTCGTCGAGCCTCAACCTGAAGGCAACGCTACGCACAAACAAATATTTCTCGTACCTTGCGCGGGAGGTCATCCTTCCTCTCTGATCTTTTGGATGGCGTTTAAGACAGCACGTACCGTCACGCGGTCATATTCTTTAACGTGGTCCGGTAGGCTTTCATAAGGAATCATATCTGTATGGCAATCTGGGCAATGTTTTTCAAAGTAAAGCTCTTCCGACTCTTCCTTCCCCACAGCAGGCAAAGGAACAGCATGCGGACAATCAATCGGGGCATGAAAGCCTTGTTTCTTCTTCTCTTCCCACCAACCGTTGTGTACCTCTTCAGCTATTCTTTCCATGTTGTCCCAAAGAATGTTCGTTTTAAACATAGGATCACCTCATGCCTGAATGGTTTATCCCCATAACTCCTCGCCGACGCGCCAAAATCAACCGATACCTGCGCCACCTGGCCCGGTCTGGTCAAGTTCGCGTGTTGTCAAAAGATTGCCACCAAGACGACCAACCGTGCGGTTCTCCGCCTCCAGACGTTGCTGCTCTTCAACGGGATCAAAGTCTTCCGGCAGATAACCCCACCGATTTAACATTTTCCAAAACGTCTCACGACTCAGATCCGGTATCCGGCGAAGATCAATAAAGGCTCTCATCAGATCCTGCCCAACCTCTTCAGCACTGAAGTCCTTGTTGTACGTGACCTTAATCTCGGGCTCACGCTCACCCAGCCACATCGCCATGTACTTCCAGCACAATCTTTCGCTATGCTCCATGTTGGCGGCGAACCTGGCGAGCTGACTGTCAAGCTGTTTGCGGTCCTCACGCTTGCTGTCCGCGCTTTCTACCTGCCTGCTCTCAGGCCGGACCATGCGTAGGGCGATCTCACGGATACGGCTCTCGTCTTCGTTTATGGCCTGACGTAATGCATCGTAGACCCGCCCGGTGGGTGCAGCGTACTCCATGCGAGCTTCTGCATTTTCGGCCCGGAGCCCATTGTTTGTGGACACCACGAACTCGCTCAGTTCTTCCTCGGTGAAGCCAATGAACTGCGGCACCTCAACCGCACCGTCGAGCAAAGCCTTGTCCAGCTCACTGTCTCGCATGTAGACGCGCTTGAGCAGGCTCGCCACATCATCCAGGGCAGACGTGCCCACCATCTGGCTTTTGCGCTGGAAGTGGAAGGGGACCAAAGGGATCACGCCAAGCGGATTGACACCCTCGTCGATTATGCGGATAGTTCGCTTACCATTCTCGTCCTCGTCTTCAACCCAAACTTCCCAGGTGTCCCGGTACCAAATCTTGTACTGCTCTTGGTGCTCATGCCCGGCGAATGGATCAGCAGACACCTCAACCCCTTCGCGGATCTTCACCCAATCCAGCATCCGGCCCTCGCCAATGCTCCAGTCCAGCACACTCCAGGCCGGGACTTGGACAAAGTATGGCCTAATACCCTGAGCCTGAGCCTCGGCCCTGGTCTGCGCGTCACCTCGTGGCGAATCCACCAGCACAAAATGCAGACCCCGCGCAGCCGCCTTGATATGCACGTCGCCCATGAATTGATTTGCGCTGCTCCCGGCCCGGTCCACGTCGCTGACATAATCAGCAATTCGCTCCGGCAACTGCTCCCGGTCAGGCGGCGGGTCGGATAGGGCAGAGCTGAACACCTCCACGATAGGCGCGGCCAGGTTGCGGTAGGTGGCTCTGGACAAACGGATCTCGTATTGTTTAGTGATCTCGTACGGGTGGCGGGGGAGATACTGTTTGGCCTTCTCCTGGCTCTCCATCTGCTTGCCGCCCTGAAACAGATCATCCCAAAGCTGATAGAGCGGGGCCTGGTTGTCGTAGTCCGGGTGGGTTAGGTCTAGTCGTTTGTCGTTTGGCATAGGTTAGGTCTCCTGTTACCCCATCCGCACCAGGGACGGGATTGGTTTTACTTCGCGTTTGCGGATTGGATATTCAAACTCAATAAAGTACGTGCCTGCGTCGAAGATGTGGTCAATGCCGCTGTTCTTGTCCGGCAGACCGTTCTTGTCATACGCCAACTGCTCCAGGGCCTGAGTGTATTCCCGGCACTGCTCTACGTTGACGAAGTACCGCTGGTCCTCAAATACCTTGTTCGCCGCCGCCACCCGGTCTTTGATATGCGGGTTCTTCTTGTGCGCCTTGACCCGGAACCCAGCTTTACGCAGCAGAGCAATGTCAGACTGCGAAGCATTAACGGTCTTGCGCGAGTCACCGGAGGCGTCCGGGTAGACCGTGATATTGTGCTCCGGGTATCGTTCCTTGATCGTCTGGATCATGGCCGGGGTGTCGTACATATCCACCAACTCATCCACGGCATGAGGCACCTTGTCGCGCATGACATGGACCACAGCCGCTTGCCTGGTCACGTTGAAGTCACAGCCGATGTAAAGCGGTTCCCTGGGTTGGATCGTCTCTGTGCTGGCATTGCGTACCCGGTCAAACGCATGGGCAACTGTACCGGAGGACAGATTGACGAACTTTCCCTCCAGGTAGGCGTCCAGCAGGTTAGAAGGGTAGGTGTCGCGCATTGAGTCAATGTAGCCCTCGGCCAGATGAGGGTTACTCCATGTGGGGGCATGAACTTTTTGGTAGTCCTTTCCGCCCCTACGCACCCACCTATCATAGCAAAACCGAAAACCTTCAGGGGTTGTGTAGACGCTTACCTTGTTTGATTTCCCGCTTGAAACCTTTTGACGATTACGAGCTATAATCTTGTGCCAAACCGCTTCGGCTTTATCTTTGGGCAAGGTATCCAATTCATCAACATGACTCCGCCAAACCTCATAAGCAATTATCCTCTCTGGATTATCCAATGTGCGCACAATGAACTTCCCATAGCCTTCAATTGTGATCCACTTTTTGTTTTCGTTATACTTATAGTTTATCGGCATATCGTCTAGGTATGCAATTATTCTTGGTATCGTGTTTAGCGCAGCTAAATCATATGTTGGGTCATACAATGCAACATTGCTTTCAGGTTCTGAAAACTTGTCATCAAAAGCCTTTATGATCTTTGTTTCTGTTTTGCCGCTGCCAAAACCGCCCACAAAAAGAGGGAAGCGACAATCAAGACCATAAAAGTCATCTTGAGGTTTAGTCAGTTTCACTTTCGGCATTTAATCTCTCGACAATAAACGGTTCTTTCTGCTCTACCGTTCCCTCAAACTTATCGGTAAACATCTTGAAATGTTTGCCTATCAACTCAAGAGATCCTTTTTTATCCCAAAGCCTGATCTTGTGAATGTACTCAACCTCACCATCGCCAAGATTCTTGGTCACAACCTCAATGGATGAAATTGCAGCAGCCGTTTTGTCATCCCAACTTTCAGGACGCTTGAGGTTTCCATATTCATCAAATGCGCCACGGATATCGGAAAATCCGATTTTTGCAAGTTCTTCCAAAACCTTATCAGAAGTTACCTGTGTTCTTTCTTGCTGCTTTTTTATTGCAGTATCAACAGCATATTGAACTTCAGGTTTTTTCAGGTTTTCATGGCCGTAAGAGTATGCCGTTTTTTCGCTATACCCAGCCCGTATTGCAGCCTGAGTAGCATTGAGGTCAACAAGATATTCTTCGACAAATCGTTGCTGTTTTGGTGTCAACTTCTTGGCCATGCTTAATTCCTCTTATCCCTCCGCACACTCAACACCTCAAATCCTTCGTCCTCCTGCTCAGTCACTGGAATCTCTGAGTACGGCACATCAGACGGAGCCGCACTGTCCCGGTAGCGGATACGGTGCTCGGGTTCTTCGTCGGTGTAGGTGTGGTTGGCTGGCCGCTTGAGCGGGGTACGCCAGTCGTGGGCAAAGAGAGCAACTTCCTTATAAGCCACGACCCTAATTCCTCCACCATACCACTTTTCATGCTTCAAATATGGTTTGTCTGGTCCCATAAACCAGTAAATTGTTCCATGTTTTTCCTGCGCCGCCCACTCAGCCCACTCCGGGGCTTCGTTCCAATCCACCAGGTCGGCTAGGCTGGGTTGATCATCGTCTAGGGTGTCGGGGCCTTCTTGATTCTTAACGAAATCTGTTTCGTTAACATTTTCTTGCCGCCCAATCTCCCGGTCGATGTACCACCGGGCTTTTTTTAGGTCTTCAACCCCGCCCTTCTGTTCATGCCGCCACAGATACTTAATGGCATTGCCCACACAGAACCCCATATGCTCCGTGATCTGGATACACTCTACACCGGATGGGTGTTGGGTGTAGTGCTCTGGATGGTTGACGTTATCGTTCATCCCTCCACCTCCTTGTATTATTCATCTGTTCTTTGTGTGTCGCCCACCTGCAATTTCCAGGTTCATAATTTCCGTCATTGTTTATCCTATCAATAGATAAATTTTCAGGTCTATCCCCCATGTCAGCATAAAAATTTTCAAAGCTATACCATCTTTCGCATACACTTATGCCTCTTCCTCCATAATTTTTATAATTTTTGTTATTTTCATTTCTACACCTATCAAGCATTGTAGCCCATATTGAATAAATTGACGGCCTGCCAACTCCAGACATACCATGTTTTCTGTTTGCTTTTGTGATATTAGTATAAAACAGGCATCCACAACTTTTTACAGCTCCACTTTTTAGATCTCCCGTCCTAACGACCGTTAATTCGCCACAAAGTTCACACTGGCAAAACCAATGCCTACAACCTCCAAATTTCTTTGATGGACCTATGACTAAAAGATGATTAAATTTCATTCCGGCTATATCAATAACTTTACTATTTGCTAAAACCTCTTTTCTATAACAACCGCAACTTTTTACAGCTCCACTCCTTAAGTCTTTTCCAGAAACGACCACCTCCTTCCCGCAATCACATGTGCAAATCCAGCATATTTTATTATCTTTTTTTATTTCAGATTTTCCTACAACAAGTAGCCGACCAACTTTTTCCCCTTTCATGTCTATCATTTTACCCATTCTTATCTCCATTTTTGACGAACACCCCACCCCGCATTTCACCCCGCCGGTCCTTAATCTCGTTCCAGGCATGAGCCAGGCACTCAGCAAACCCCAAACCCTGCATCTTGGCCTGGATTATCAGCGTTACGGCTATGTCGCCGATGTCATCCTTGATGCCCAACTTGTCAGTATAACCCAAGGATTGAGCATCCAAACTACCTTCAAGTTCTCTGATCTCTTCCATCGTTTTCTCAAACTGATCCATCGGGGTCGCCTTCTCCAAGATCCCCCGGTCCTCGGCCCACTGTTCTACGTTTTGGACTAAATCTTCCATGCTTACCATCTTCCTTCCTCCTTTACCCACACGCCGACCACCCACAGGTCGGGCACTTCATACATCCCTCGGTCATCATCACCGGCGCTCCGCACTCCGGGCAGGTCGGTTTATGTTTTCGAAAATCGTCCTGCATCTGTGTCTCCCGGGTCGGCTTACTGCATCTGGGGCAGGTACCCATACTGTCCGGGTATATCGTGCCGCATACGCACTGCACTTTGTTGCTCATCGTCCATCATCCTCCATCTCTTTTTGCCGCCGGGCCTGTTTCACCACGGCCAGTTCCAGCACCTCCAGCCGGTTACGCACGTCCATAATAGCCCGATGGATTTCCGCCAGCATGCGGGCATGGGTGTAGGATTCCGGCGGCGCGAATATCGGTGTATCCATGTCTGTCATGTTCACCTCATGTTTAGTTTTGTTAACACATTTGTTTAGTTTTGTTAATCATCCCAGTTCAACGTGATGATCGTTTTTTCTTGGCCTTTTTTGCACTTTTCCTGGCTGAACCGGACTTCTTTGATCTGGTCTGTTGAATCGTCCTCAAGTATTCCTTCTTGAACAATGCCATCGAGTATTGCCTTCGCTGAAATGTTATCGGGATCGGCCAGTCTGGACCGTAGCGAATGGACATGGACGTAGCAAAGTGGAGCATGTGCCGAACCTTTTTTCGCTCCCAATGACTTAGCCGCAGTAATTGGTTCCACGTTGGCAACTGCATCGGTATCTCTATCGTCACTTGCTTGCTCACATCGCCTCCTTGCCCCCTGTGCGCTTCGTGTATCGCTTCCAGCCCTTTCCCCGGACTCAGCCCCCCGGACACCCGGACGCTTCAAGATTTCGGCTAAATCTGCTTCACTCCAAGCCATCTTTGTACTCCTTGACGATCTTGAACCTAAAGCCAGGCGGTTCCCATTGCGGATAGGCAAGCTGGGTAATCCATTCAAAAAAGCCCTGGACGTACGGGATGACAGATCCGACCATCCAATCAGATATTGGCCCTACACCCCACACATGAGGCTCTTCGCCTTCAAAGCGCAGATAGCACGGCACACCCCATAGCGTTGCTTTGTATTCTGGTTTTGGCAGATCATCATTCCAAGCCATAAATTTACCTCCATAATCCCGTATGTCACACGCATGTTTACCCCAATCCCAGCATGAGTGTTGACGTAGCTGCAACTCCCTGCGGTGCATGTATTTCCCCGCTCGCCCACGGGTTCCAGTATTTTTGCTTTACCGGACGTGTAGGTTCATCGTCGAGTTTCCGCATTTTGCGGTTTTCAATGCTCAATAGCCGCTCCGGGCAACCCATGTCCCGTAATACGCGTTCGATGCTTTCACTTTCGTTGCGACCCGATAACCAGTGACTGACAGACGTTGGGTCTACCCCGGCCCGGCGGGCAATTTCGGCGTGCCGTATCTTGCGGGCATTTATCCACCGGCGGGCTGATTTCGCTGGCGTTGCCTCTTCCCGGGTCCGCATTTTTGTACCCATTTCGCGCAGCTTATTGCCGCAATAACTCGCGCTACATCCGGCCTCTTGGGCGCACTCAGAGACGCTGTAATTGTGATTTTCGTGCAGCGATCGGATATAATCCCAATCTATATTCAACTGCCGCTGCGGCGTGTCGCGCTTAATTCCCATGCGATTTATCGCCAACGCAACACCGGCTTTACTTTTCCCCATCCTCACCGCGACTTGCCGCATGTTAAGGCCGTCTAAGTACAGCCTCCCTGCTTCACTCCACCAGTCAGGTTGTTTTTTTGCCATCTGCATTCCTCCACGGGCATACAAGTTTTGCGAAATATGATCCGCACCAAAACTCTCCCCGGTGCTGATGCAGACCCGCGCACCAGCTTGACTGCTTTGTTGGGTCTGGGCCGTTTATGACTTTGCATCCAGCCCAAGGGTCAGTTGGCTTCTGTGCGCCGTTTTTAGCCATATTCTTGTCTACCCCTTGCCATGTATCGGGTTAGCGTAAAATTTCGCTCCTACATGCCCTCATACTCATTCTCACAGCATCTACACGCTGACCTCTTCCCCAATTTTGGCTATGCGCTCGTCAATCTTTTTCAGTAAACGCATAAGTCCATCCCAGGTCGTGCATTGGCTATTGAGCATTTTGTGCTTCTTGTACCCCTGGAGTGCGCCTTCGACGGTGCTGTAAAATCCGAGTGCACGTTCAATTTCTTTCCCTGGCTCCTTGGCGTTCTCCCCGGCTATCTGCGTTGTCGCCAGGTAAAAACACCGCTTGTCCGTCCGTAACCTAGTCTTGTCGTCAATTGGTATGTCCATCTTCGTCCTCCATTCCTTTCTCTGCCTCCGCCAGATCCATCAGATCCACCACCGTTTTTATCGCCCGAATCTCGCCCTCCGGTCCAGCCTCATACCCGTTGCGGCCACAGTCGTTCTCGTAAACAAACCACTCCACATCGACAGGCAGCTCACTCGCTGCTTCAATGAGCTTGGTCTGTTGGTCAATTAGCTGGTACGCGACGGTAAATATTTCGCCTTCGATAACATCCGCACCGAATAGCTTTTCAGCCGTATCCATGCAGGCGTCTAGTCTGTGCTTGGACTGGATCAGTGCTTCAATCTGTAACTGTGTGTCTTCGTAGTCTAGTGGCATTGGTCCTCCTGCATTTCCTCAACGGCATACTTGGCATCTTTTAGACTTGCACCAGTGATCGCCCGGAATTCCTTAATGGCCGCGATTTTATTTCCAGCTTTTATTAACTCCCGCACGGTTTTGAACTTGTCAGCGCTGCCGTTGCATGCGCGAAGGAAGTCAGCCTGGTGCTTCTTGGCGTAATCCATTGCGACCTTCTGCCAGTCATGTTCCTTGAAAAGCTCATCAATCGCTGCTGCGTAGTAGTTCATAGTTCCCCCGCCTGTTCGATCACACACACAATCCCGAACACCTCAGCCAGGCTCAGAAAGGGGCTTCGTCCATCGGCCCCTGCGGAGGCCCCGGAGGGTTTGCGGGCTGTTGGGGTTGCTGTTGAGCTTGGGGTTGCTGTCCCTGCCCCTGGTTGCCGCCTTTTGGATCTCCCTGCTGAAACTCCAGGTCGCGGACTATAAACTCAATGCTCTTGCGGTTATTTCCGTCCTTGTCCTGCCATTTGCGCTCTTGCAGTTCAGCCGTGACTGTCAGTGCTTTGCCTTTGGTTAGGTGCTGGACCAAGTTTTCGCGCTTCCACAAGACAAAACGGGGGAAGTCTGTGCGTTTGTACTCACCGAAACCACTATCCACAGCCAGGGTGAAATTGCTGACCGGGGTGCCGGATTGTGTGTAACGGGTTTCGGGGTCTGCTGTTAGTCGGCCTGAGAAGATGCAAATGTTCATGTGTGCTCCTTAATTATTTTGCTGTTTTGGCATATCGAAGTATGTGCCGTTGTCTGCTATAAATCCAAGCTGTGCTTTCCCCAGCTTTCCAACTTCTTTAAAGCGAATCTTTTGCACATGCACATCCACTTCCGGCTTGCGCGGATCTTTTCTGTGGATGCAAATGCCGTTGTCTGCCTTGTTGTAAAATGCTGCGCTGCCTGAAATGTCATACAGTCTTGGCACCGGGTATGTGCCATCATCTTTACGCTTGAGTTTGGTGGGGTGAGCCACAATCCAGACATGAACTTTGTTGAATCTTGCAAACCTACGGATCTGCCCAAGAGACTCGGATATAAATTCAGTCTCCGATTTGTCTGTGGGCCTGCGGTGTTCAAGCTCATTCCAGGGGTCCAGCACAATCCCGTTAACTCCGTGCTTTTCAATCACTCCGCGCATCACCTCCAGAATGGTGCCTATGTTCATGTTTTCGTCCTGGAGTTGAGTAAAAAAGAAAGCATCAGAAACAATCTGTAGGCCGTGCTCTGCATCCTGTGGGGTCATGCGGGGAGACGTGGGGGTGTCGCGGTTAAATGGTTTGCCGATAAATTTCTCAATCAGTCCAGCAGCATGGCGCGATATAGGCCAGTTCTCAGGCGAACAAAATGCAATACGCCATTCGTGTTGGTTATAAAGATTTACCGCCATTGCATCTAAAAAAGTCGACTTTCCGCTTCCAGGAATGCCAGTAATAATAGTCATTTCGCACTCGCGGACGGTGTAAAACTGATCCACCTCTGGCCAGCCAGTGCTAATTCCTGGTTTGAGCCCGGCATGGTAGAGATTCATTATTGCGTCGCGCATTTCGTCAGCCTGAAAAATGCCGTTGACCTGGCCCTGGCTGTCGTGGTCCGCAATCACGGACTGATACGCCTGCCATGCGCTGGCAATGCGTTCCGGGTCTTTGTTAGCAACTTCCCGCGCAAGGTCCATTTCTTTGAGCAGGGCAGTCACTTCCCGGTCAATCCGTTCAGCCGAATAACCCGGCAGGTTGTATTTTTCAGTTAAATCAATCAGCGATACGGCCTTGGATGCCGGTATCAAGCTGGATACTGACTTGCCTTCAGTCTGTGCCTGCTTGGCATATTTGATTGCATCACGGATGATCCCGGTCGTGTGCGTTTCCATGGAATCCAAGGTATCCAAGCTCACTGCATGGCCTGAAAATGCCCTCGAAAATGCCACGGCTCCGATATGGTCAAGCTCGTCTCTGCATTGCTGTATAGTGCGTGTGTGCATATCGCCCCTTAGTAAACCAGGTTTCGTAGGTCGTCTGGATCTTCGGCCTCAACCTGGACGGACAGCTCATCGTTCCACCGCTCTTGATTCAGCCAGGTTTGCGGGTGAGGTATGAACTGCCCGCCGTCCCGTCTCCATTGCTCGGACTTCTTATGCTGATCAACGATACGGACAAGCTCATCAGCATCCGGCCTTGTGCCGTTCAGCTTCTTCCACGCCTTAAACGCAGCACCCTTGCCAATTTTGCGCGGGTATGCTTGCCAGAAGCGCTCGAACTCATCGGTGTACTTCGATGACGTATTACTCTTTTCTTCTTTCTTTACATTCTTGATAGTTGTTAGTTCTTTGTTAGCTCTTTGGTGTAAACTTTGTTGATCGCTTTGTTGGTCTTGCTGGTAACTCTCCCAATTTATTATCGTTATCAGCCGCCCACTCTTTGTTGACTTGTTTGTTAAAAATTGCCACTTTTCTAATTTTAACAAAGCAGTTCGCACATTCTGGATAGACACGTCCTTGGCGCAGCAATCCCG